CTCAAGTGCAAAGGCTTTCGCAATGCAAGGAAATAGAACTTCAGGAGCCAGCTCAGGGTGATCCGGATCAAAAGTATAGTCATTGTCATCACCATAAAGCTGGGCAGCAATGTGGCGATCAATTTCCTCGTTACCCCAATCGGGGTGCTGGACTAATATTGAGTATATAAGGTACAAAGCCATGACAAGGGTGGTATCAGATGAGGTGTTAAACCCACCCGTCCCAAGCCCCTGCCGCTTCTGCCAAACCTCGTTATTGACAAGGCACATACTATCAATCCAACCATCATAGAGCGCGTCAACCGCCGAATAAACGGAGGCATCAACACCCACAAGGAAAGCCTTTCGCATGGTGCAAACAGCTCTAAGGCACTCACTAAGAATGTGAGCATCCATCTCTGTAATGTCACTACAACCACCTTTTGGAAAGCGGCTTAAGATCAAGAACAAACGATGCCAACTAAGGCCATCGCGGGACATGCCAATGGCACTCCAGCAACGACCATGGGCATCATAGAGCTGAGAATTTTGGTGGAGGAACAGACGCATCGCTACGTACTGAAGATCAATAGGGCCAGCCAGGATACCATGGGGATCCTTACCAACCTTACGAATTTCCTCCTTCAAGAAATGCAACCACAAACCCTGCCAGGGATTACGGCAAAACTCGAGGAAACAACCCTCAAGCCACCGATCCCCATTATTCTCAAAAAGATCCCTTTTTAAAGGGGATGAGACTTTATAGGGATACCCAGGGGACGCAGCACCCTCCATGTTCTCGATGACCTCCTCATGGGAGGCCAACGGGGCGGTCATAATTCCACGGAACCTTGCGGTAACGAGGCCAACCGCCCTAACAAAGAGGGCTGGGTCATAAGACCCATGCTGCTTGGACGCATAACGAGAGAAAACTCTGAGATTAACAGAGTTCGAATAAGTGGGAGTGTGGTAAACATCACTGACACCATACTCCCGAGCCAAATCAACAAAGTCAGGTCGCGGGGAGAAACCCTTAGGATGCGAAACATGGACATCGAG